TTGTCGTATGGCTCCACCACTGGGTCGTCTAAGAACTCAAGCAGGTCACACGCTAAATCGGGTGGTGTGTTCACTGGGATTTGTTCCTGTTGAGTCATTACAACTTTGATGCACTGTTCAAGGTAAGCTTCGTAGCCTTTTTGATATTCGGGCGATTCAGGCGGATCACACCTTAACGCCTCTTGAAGCAAAGCGACGGCTTCAATTAAGCTTTTGCCCTGCCCCTGCCAGTAATCAATAGCCAGCTGGCAATGCTTAAAACCTTGCTTAAAAGTCAAGGGCTGTTTTTTGGGTTTGAAAAAACTAAACACTATAACCTCCTTGTTCAAAAGCTTCATCACGTCCTAGATTGATAAGGGCTTGAGCTTGTGCTTCATCTAACGCTTGGATGTACTCGTCACGGCTATTCGCTTTAACATTAAGCGTGTAGTTTTCAACGATTGTTTTCTGCAATGCTGGTGGCAAGCTTTCAATCCGTCGTTGTGTGTGGACTGGGGGAGCCTTGATCGGGTCAAAAGGCATTCTATCGACTCGGGTATTAATACTGGACATAGGGGGTTCCTTTCAGTTTAAATAGACTTCTTAATTGCTTCAAAGTAATTCAGGTAATAAGCGTCGCCTTGTTGAGGTTTTTCGGCGGTAATTTCTAAAGCAAAAAGCCACATATCAACAACTTCTTTCATTAAAGCAACAGAAATACCTCTTTGACCTTCTGCTTTTTCGATCGCAAAGTCTAAATCACTTTTCAACTGCTCAAGGACATTTTCTTCATTCCACTCTATTGGTGAGTGTTGGGACGCATCAGCCCCTTCAGCCAACTCAAGGCTAAGCAACTCAAACTTATCGATAGGGGTAAAGTCAACTAGCCTGCGTTCTCGTCTGTTATCGACGAAAGATGGATTTTCTTTCACAAGCAAAATGGTGTCTAGTAAAGATTTCATGATTATTTCCTTTAGGTTTGGTAAAAACAAGCAGTTTATCTCTTCCGTCATGCTTAGGACGTGATGCTTTTTGTCAAGGCAAGCACAGCCAAAGATTGTTTCGTAGGGTGGTTGTAACGGCGTAGGGCAGTTCCTTAGACGCCTTAACGGTTAGGGCATGATGTAAGTTTCCTTTCAAAGAAAAGCAGGGGTGTTGAGTACCCCTGCGTCTGTTAAACATTGACAATCGAGTATTTTCTACTCGCCTTAAGGCATTCAAGCACTAAGGCGAAGAGAAAAGGGGCTTCGTAGCCCCTGTGTTTTATTGTTGGAGAATACTCTGAAGGATGCTACTCAAGCTCTTCAATGCGTTTTTCTAACTCGGCAATTTCTATAAGTAATTGATTGTTTCTTTCATTCGCAACCGTAAGTCGACTTTCAAGGGCTTCTACTTTTTTGTGTAGCTCATAATTTAGTTCATCCTTGCACTTGTTTCCAATCCTCAGCCAGTCTGCGTATTCTTTTAACTTGCCATGTTCGGCTTGCAGTGCTTTTGTTTGATCAAAGTTCATAATTCATCCCTCCATGCGATACTTTCGCATCGATTTTCTTTATTGTAACTAAAATCTTCTTTACCCCCTTCAATAGCAGGGTGGTACGTCACTATAATGAACACCTGCTAAAAAAGGGGTAGAGAAGGCTTAAAGCATCGCACCCCATGCCTCATAAACAAGGGATGCTCCACTTCTACTCTTCCGTTAGATTTAGCTTGTCACGTCAAGCCCTTCCAAATGCAATATCTCTCCTTTAAGCCCCCGATTCAAACGTAGAACCCCAAGGCTTTAAGTACACTTTTTGCTAAAATCAACTGGAAGTATTCTATTCACGAATCAAAGAACAAAAAAAGTCACCTCTGAACTTTGGGTAGAGAGGTGATTTAATATATTCCCTCTAACCCTTTCGGGTCAAAGTGTTTCAAAATTGTTTTGAGGAAATATATTGGGTTGACTTGTTTCAACCGATGTAACCATAATAACAAACTTGTTTATAAAAGGGAAGCATTTATTTGTGGAATACATCATTTGGAGGAGTTTCAGCTTTTCTAGCAAATGCTAGCACTTGCTAGCTTTGCTAAGCAAACTCTAGCAAACTCTAGCAAACTCTAGCAAACTCTAGCAAAACTTAGCAAATCTAGCAGTAATAGTAATAGTAATAGTTATGGTTATGGTTATGGTAATGGTAAAAGTTATAAAATATATTTATAAATAAATATATATAGCAGTCTTTTAAAAAAGTTAAAAAAGCGTTGTGAATTTTTAATCAGTCGAGCAATAGTTAAATAATGCGTTTTGCAACAACTGGCATCAATCACACGATGCGTAAATGCGATTTATGAATAAAGGCAAGGGGAAGTGTGTTTTTAGAGCTTAGAGAGGCGTACATATTAACAATGCAACTGTACGGGATTTCCGAACGGTTCAACAAGCAACAAATAACAGTATCATATCGGTGACGTCAACGAAATGGTGTGTAGGTAACACTACCACGTTACTGACATCAGTAAACTGGTTTTGCATCCGTTGCGATTGCGAAACCTGCGAAAGTTGCGAAAATGGACGGCTTCGGTTATAATGGGGAGGCTTGGATGTGCCGAGCGATAGGAAAGGATGAAACCATGAATAAACGATTGATGAGCCTTTACTTGGCTTTTGCTTTACTTGTCACGCCGTGTTTGGCTATGGCGGATAATCCCCTTGTTGAGATTGATCTTGAACAAGTCCCCCTTAAGAGTGTAAAGCTTCGCAAGGAGTTTGAAGGGTATTCTTTCACTGTTCAAAACAACTCACCAAAGCCAGTCAGTCTACTGAATGCTCAAGTCAAAAATGGTGTAGATGGATCGGCTGCTTATTCGTCCGTTGATAATGGGAGTGGTGTCGGGATTTGGTGGGCGATTTGTGGACCTGCTGGCTTTTTTACGTTTGGTACGGCTTGGCTAGTTGGCTTGCTGGGAACGCCTGTTTATATCGTGGTTGATAAAAACCGCAACAAGAAGGCTCGTATTGAGTCCATGCCTTACACGAATATCGTTGATTTAGGCACTCTGAATAATGGTGATTCTCTTGAAGTGAAAACGCTCGCACGGCTTGGCACTAAACCACAATTAAAATTAACCTTGCAAGATGAGGTTACAAAAGAAACTTTTATGGTGTCACGCTAGTTGACAACACCTTGAAAAACTGATACGATACAGTGGTTTCATCGTTTATCCTTTCTTTATCAACAAAGCCCTCGACTCATCATCGAGGGCTTTTGTGTTACCTATTGACGTAAGCATCTGTAGTATTTTACAATTTGCTAAACTAGCTTGACGCTATAAAAAAGGTATCGTATAATCTTTTTGGGATTGTTTTAAAGTAGAGGGAAAAATAAAATATGGCACTGAACCTGAACCCCAAGGCGTGTATGGATGCAAGGAACCTTAAGCGTATTGGTCTTGTTCTAGTATGGCATAAGGGGCTTTTGAATTGGCTTGAATCCCTTGATGTTTTAAACGCTGTTCATCAGCTCGTTGTGATCCATAATAAGCCCTTAAGCAAGCAAGAATCATCCGCCCTTTGTGATATTGGGGCGGATTTGCTGTTTGAGCGTCGCAAGGCTTTAAGTGAAAATGCTCTGTTGAGTCTTGGCATCTCTCAATTGTCCTGCCGTTGGGTCTTGCACCTCAAACAAGGTGAAACGCCTCTCTTTGATAGCGTCGCACTTAGGCAAGCGGTACAGGAGTTGAACGCCATAGAAGCCACGTCGGGGGTCTGTCAAGTCAAGCAAGGAGTCTCTTCCAAGCCTGAACTACGGCTTTATCAAGCACGGTGTCACCAGTGGGGGGAACATGGCTTAATTCAAAACAACTGGGGTAAGCGGCTATTGAAACCGCCAAACCCTCGCCCTTGCTCGCTCGCTATTCAATCCCTAGAACCGCCTAAGCGTTCGCCGTTGATGCACCTTGCCAAGGCTCAATTCCACGAATCAAAAACACACGTCGCCTATGCTCAATACCTGCACGCCTGCCTTGCCTTCCTTTCTGAAAATACGATTGAAGCTACATATTGTGCTAAATACTGGGCGTTAAAAGCCTGCAAGCTCAATCCTGAACGCCCTGAAGCGTATACTATCCTTAAGCTTGTAAGCAATCTAACAGGCGATTACAAGAAGGCACAAGTCTTTTACCTTAAAGCCCTTGAACTGAATCCGCAAAAGTGGGTAGGGGAATGGATGCCTGCTTACTGTTTAAATGCCGATTGAAAAGTGAAGGTATTAAATGGAGCCTCAAAAGTATGAAACAGAGATTGTTTTTCAACCTGTCGGATCCAAGCAACCAAGGGCGACAAGTTACGATGTCAAATACTGTGATATGCTTATTAATCACATGGCACAAGGGCTTTCAGTAGAGGCATTTGCTGGCAAGATTCGTGTAAGCAAGCAAACAATCTACAACTGGATGAAGATGTACGACGAGTTCAGGGAAGCCAAGGCGATAGGCGACGCCTGCATTCAATACTACCTAGAAAACCTTGCCAACGACGCAATGAATGGGGCGATTGAGAACTTTAATACCGTCGTATGGATTTTCAAGATGAAAAACCTGTGCGGTTGGAAAGATAAACTTGAAATAGGCGTTGAAGAAACACTCTCAAGGAAAGTCATTTGCAATAATTTGAACATATCAAACGTGGCGTCGGTTCCTCTCGAATTTGAAGGGGAGGCGACGCTTGATGAATGAGGATGTCTTTGAGTTTACCCTGTTGCCTGCTCAAAAGTGGATGCTTGAACTGCCTACTGGCTTCACTGGAGGGCATGATGTCGCCTTTTTGCAAGGTGGGTATGGTAGCGGAAAAACTTTGCCCGGTGCTTTTGGCTGTCTTCTGCTTTGTCAAGAATTGTGCGACAAGGTGGATGCTGTCACTGGACTTGTCTGTGCCCCTTCCTATTCCATGCTACGAGATGCCACGATTCCCACATATCAAAAGCTTTTAAACGACTTCGGGCTTGTGGAAGGCATCGACTACACGTTTAATCGTTCCAACATGAGGATGACGTTCAAGTGCTGGAATGGGGCGATACTGTTGTTTCGCTCATTGGATAATCCGCAATCGATTCGCTCAATCAACGCCTCGTTCGCACACGTTGATGAAGGTTCTCTACTCAAGACAAGGGGACACCTGCTTGAAGTCATCGGGCGTGTGAGACAAGGGAACTTACCTGTGCATCGTATCTTCATTACGTCAAACCCCGAGGCTCGGCGTGGGTGGATGGCAGAACTCTTTGACACGCCGTTTAAGATTACATCCGTTACCGATCCACGCAACGGCGAAAAAGTGCAAGTCTGCTTTAGAAAGCGTCGGGCGTCTACCATTGAAAACCCACATATCGGGTATTCGTTCATTGAAACACTGCGTCAATCTATGGATGAAGATATGTTCAGGGTCTTCGTGCTTGGCGAGGACTGTAACCTAACAAGGGGGCTGGTTGTGAATAACTTTACCGAAAATAACATCAGGGAATTGAAGCATCGGGAGGAGTTGCCCCTTCATGTCACCTGCGATTTTAACTTTGACCCCTGCTGTTGGGTCTTTGTGCAACGTGTGAATGGCGAATTTCACGCCTTTGATGAGCTGTGCCTTGAAAAAACAGACGTGGACGAAATGTGCCGTGCCTTGATTGAGAAGTTCCCCAAGGATAAAATCAAGCATGGCATCATCATCAATGGGGATGCGTCGGCTGGCTTTAACCACGTCGGCGTTACGGTGGAAGACAAGGCAAAGGATGAACGCAATTCGCTCTATACCAAGATGCTCAACCTATTGCGTCGTGAATATGGACACGACAATGTTAGAGTCGCCACAAACAAGGGGAACCCTGCCATTAGTCGCCGTATTGAGTCCTTCAAAGCCAAGGTGTGCAATGCGAACGGTGAAATGTATGTGTACCTTGACCCACGCTGTAAGCAGACGATTAAGTGTATTCAGAATCTACGCTATAAAGAAGGGTGCAACGACTACGACTTACCTTCACCTGCTCAAATTGCAAGAGATCCTTCTCAAAAGTGGTTTTCGGATCACGCCTTTGATGCCTTAAGCTGTATGGTGGATTACTACGAACCATTGAAGATTGATGTCATCAAAAAGAAAGCCTTTGAACAAAAGGAGCTGTATTTCAGCATCTAGGGCTGGACTTCATCCTTGTAAAACGGCGTCGTGCGTCCTAAGAGTTGCTTGCCTGCTTCGTCGGCTTCAAAGTCACCTTCCCACCAGTCAAGGAGCCAGTCACTCACGTTTTTACCTGCCTTTGTGCCTGTAATGACTGGTAAAACGCTTGATAATTCAATAGAGGCTCTCCCCCCTTCTAGTGTGGCGGTTTTAGCATCCCCATTTAGCATGGCTTCTTTGGCTTTCTCAAGCGATGATGTTGTTTTTCTGTATACACCCTTGGCAATATCAACACCAATAAACAAGCTGTTCAAGCTTCCTGCTTTAGTAAGTTGAGTCCCTGCTCCCTTGTTACGTTCGTTCATCTCTTTGAGTTCAGGAAACAAGCCCTCCGCAACTCCGTAAAGCACTGGCACTTGTGACGCTCCAATAATAAACGCCTCGTTGAAGTCCTTTCCCTCTAGGGCGTTCAAGGTTCCTGCCACTAGCCCCATGCCTACGTGATACTGTATTAAGCCTGCGATAGCCTGCTTGGCACGCTTAGGGTTTTCTTTATGGTTGGCAAGTTCGCCCCATAAGCTACCGTAAAATCGGGCGGTTCCCATGCTGTAGTGCATCAACTGGGTGACGATACGGTTACTGCCGTTCATCTCTGCAAAGGTGGGGTCTGCAAGGCGGTTGCTAAAGGTGATTTTTTGGACGGCTCGCATCCCTTCTTCGTGTCCACCTTTGGCTTTGCCTGCTTCATATGCCCACGTCTTCATCGGGGTATCGAATAGAAACGTCAAATCCTGCAAGGCTTGTGTCCCTTTAGCATTGGCTTTGATTAAGCTTTTTAGCCATTGTGGGTCATCGGCTTTTTCTGTCCACTTCTCAAATGTTCGAGAGGGGTCATCAAAAACGCCTGCTTTGATGAGGTCGTCTCGTTTGGTGAAGTTGAAGGCGTGCTGAATGGTGCCAAGGGCTGTGTCGGGGTACATTGTCGACACTTTCATCATCTCGACGATGTTACCACCAAACACGTTAAAGTTACCTGTAATGACATTCGACACCACGTTATTCACCGCTTTAATCCCTAACCCTTTAAACCCCAATCCTTCATCAGGCTTGGGAGGGTATAGTCTGCCCCCTTTTTCTAGCCAACTGCTGTATTTCTCCCACGCTGGGGAGTCTGCAAGTTCAGGACGTGATGCTTCAAGCTCTTTGATTTTATCCTTGATTAAACCCTTGTAAATCGCCTTGCCGTTGGGGTCGTCTTTGTATTTGCTGTTTACCTTTTCCATAATCGGCTGAAACGCCTGTATCACATCTTCACCTAGGGATTGTGAAGCGTTTCTTTCTTGATACATGAGCGATTTGGTGGCGTTAATTACTGCCCCTGCTGTTGTGGAGGGTTTATCAAAAGTATCACGGCTTCCTGCGATCCAGTCAATAATCTTGTCGTCGCCTTCTCTTAGTCGGCTTCCGTCGTGGAAGGCATCATCAAACAGATCATCAATTTTGGCGGTGTAGCCCTGCTTTTGTGCCTTGCTCATGCTTAGCTTGGCTTCCATGGTATCAACACCCACGGCTTCAAGCGTGGCGGTCAAGGCTCCTGTAATGGACTCGGGGCTACATTCAGTCATGGGGGTATCCTTACTTTAGGTTTGCGGTGGAAAGCTTGAACAGGTCGCACATCCCTTTAAGTGCCTTCAGTGTCGGCTCTTTCTCAAGCGTTTTCTTAATGGCGATGATGTCGTTTGCTGTGAGCTTCTTCTTGTTGCCTGCCTTGTTTAGCACGGCATCCGTCAATTTTACCACATTTTCAGGTGTGCCTAGCTTTCGCAATTCATGCCCTATTTGTTTTAGGTCTGCCACGTTCGCACCGTATTTGATGAGAAGCTGTTTCTCCTTGTCAAGCTTGGACTTGAACGCTCTCGCTGTGTCTAGCACGTCTCGGGCTTGGCTTGTGAGGATGCCTTCTTCTCGTGGCTTTCGGTTCAGCACGTCTTCCAGTAGGAAGGGGATTGCGTCACGGTACACGTTGGGGTAGGTTCCCACGAACTCGGGGGCGGTGGACTCAACAGGGTCGCTTAAGAATCGGCTTGCCTCTTTCCCTTCCTTTACAAGGCGTGGGTCAAGGTCGATGTAATACTTGGCAAAGTGTCCGTCGGCATTGTAGGCATTGACTGCTATTTGGTCATTGTGAATAGCAAACGATAGCGGTGTGATGTTCTGCCGTTTCTTAGCGTCTATGGCGTTGGTGGCTCCACCTTGTCCGCTTATTCCGCCTTCGGTGGCGATTTCCACATCCATGGTTTTGTGTTGCTTCATCAGGCGGTCTATGAGTTCGACACGCTTCTTTGTTGCGTTGCTTGCCAAGTCAAAGGCTGGGTCTTTCTTCACTTGCTCGATAGTGTTCCAGTCTTGAGGGGCTTTCTTGGCAAGTTCTCTCACGCTCTGCTGTCTGCCTGTACCGCTTTCATAGTCAAGGGCTTTTTCAGGTGTTCGGGCGATTTCTCGCATGGCTTCTTGAAACTCAATCTCTTCGGGAGACTTAGGTGTTCCGTCGGGGTGGGTCTTGCCTGTCAATGGCTTGAATGAACCCGCTACGGCTTGGAGTTCGGGCTTGGCTTCAAGCACGGCTTTAAGTTTGGCTGGTGTGAGATCTCCGCCAATCGCCTTGTAGCCCTGCATCAAATGCTTGATGTTTTGATAGCCTAGCTCTTGAGCCTTGCCATCGAGTCGTGCCTGTGGAGAGCCTGCACCGCTTTGTGATGTGGCTGTGCCTCCCTTTTCAAGGGGGATAGGTTCAGTTGGTTCTGTTTTGGAGCGAACTTGTACATCCTCTGCACTGGTTGCCCTGTTCGGATCGTTAACTCGTGTCTCGGCTTCTTGTAGCTTTGCCCCTAGTGGCTCATAAAAGCTGGTTTCATCAACTAGGGCTTTAGCGGTGCTGTCGCTATAAAGCTCGTCTGCCACTCGGGCAATGTCTTCGGGGGTTTGGGCTTGGTTCAAGTCACGCTCAAGCCTTGCCCTCAACTGCTCCTGCTTGCCCTTGTTTAAGGGGGTAAACCCTTCGACAAGCACTTGGGCTTCTTCAAGCTTGGGGGTGATGATTTCCTGCGTGTACTCGGGGTAGATGCTATTATTCAGCACGTCTTGATAACGCTGTTCAATCTCGGCTAGGTGTTGGGGCGTGTGTGCCTTGTCTAGGTCGTTCAGTAGTTCCTGCGTCTTGGCTTCCTGAATAGCAAAGGACTTGTTGCTTTGAAAGTCACGCTCCGCCCCTTGATTGCCTGAAAGCTTTTCTTGGAAGGCTTGGAAAGCTTGGCTTGCCGTGCCTTGCCCTTCGGAATACTGGGGGTCTAGGTTGTCGTCGTTCATCAAGACAAGCTCGTTCAAGGTGTCGAAATTCTTGTCCTTTGCCATACGTCTAGCGATACTGCTTGCGATGTTGATGCCGTGTTCTTTGTTTAGTCGATTGGTGACGGTGGCGAATGGGTCTTGCCCCTTAAAGATGATGTTCTTCCCTGCCACTTTCACACGATAGTTTTCACCTGCTCGTGAATCAACGCCTTTAGCGGACGCTTTGAGCTTGTCGACTTTGTAGCCTAGCGATTTAAGAGTATCCACGGCGTAAGACTGCCCCACGTTAGAAGACGGTGCCAGTTGATCGCCTAGCACGTCTTCAATGTCTTTAAGCGTCACCTTTTCAAAGTCGCCTTTAAGAATCTTGGGCTTGACTGGTGTTCCTATGGGGTCAAGGGTATTCACTTTTTCACGGCGTTGAAGCTCTTCTGTAAAGAAGGGGTCGGGGAGGTCTGGAGCGTCGGGGTTGTTAGTGATTTCACCGCCATAATAGACGGTTTCGCCTGTGTTGGGGTCGATGCGTGTTTCGCCTATTTCTGCCGTGTTGGGGTCGAAAGACTCTTGCGTTTGCATGTCTTGCGTGGGCTTGCCCTGCTTTAAGGCTTTTGCTTGGGTGTCGATTTGGTCTAGGGCTTTGGCATAGTCTCGGGCTAGGGGGTCTTCATTCTTGGCTAGGGTGTTCATTTGCTTTGAAAGGCTATTACGAATAAGCTTCGCCTCGTTGTGGCTTCCCTGTGCTTTGAGTGCGACGGCTTCTTGAATCTTGGCTTGTAAATCGGTTTGAATCTGTGCCGTGCGGTCTTGATTGAAGCCGTCAACATCAAAGGGAGCGTCTTCTTGATAAGGGAATACGTCGGTTAAATCGGTTCGGACGTTAGGGGTGCCGTCCTGTGGCAAGAAACCCACTTGTGACGCATCGACACCTTGTAAGGCTTCTTGAGCTTGGGCTTGTGCCTCGGCTTTCAAGGCTCGCTTTTGAAAGAACTTGTTAATAATGCCCCCTGCCAAATGTCCGCCTGCACCGAACGCTCCTTGTTGAAGCACTTCCATGCCGTCGATTTCGCCCTTTTGTAGCTGTTGCCCTAGGGCGTTGGCTCCTGCGTTTAAGGTTGCATCAAATAAAGCACCTGTTGCTAGTTTGGTGATTGGCTTGGCTCCGATTCCCACAACTGGGACGGCGTTAATACCGCCTTCTAAAATGGCTCGTCCATAATCGCCTGCGTCGAGTTGGTCGAAGGTTTTGCCTTCATTTTGGCGTTCTCGTAAACTTTGACCGAATCCGCCTGCCACTGCCCCTAGGGTTCCACCGATTCCAGCCCCCACGGCGGTTCCTAGAACTGGTACCACGGAGCCGATTGCACCGCCTATAGCCATTCCAGCCCCTACATTGGTTGCACCGCCTAACAATGCCCCTGCTGTTGAGCCTAGCCAGTCCGTGCCTTCTTGTGTGTCGATGATTCCGCCTGTCGCCTGCTCGGCGTATTTGTTGCCAAGGGATTTGAGGAATTGGTTTGGGGGATCTATGAGCGTCGGCTTTACGGCTTCTTGCTGAAACTGTGAATAAGCCCCTGCTAACACATTTGGGTTTTTGATGTCGTATTGCTTGCCAAGTTTAGGCATGACGACTTGTTGAAAATACTGGTCGCTTGCAAGCTTCTTATGTTCGACGCTTAGGTTTTGAAATCCGTCGGTTTTGGTGTATTCTTCCCATGATAAAACCATTATTCAAACTTTCTAGTGTTTGGATTCCACTTTTGATTTACTCGTGCTGGGGCTTGCTCTCTCTTGGGAGCCTGCTGTTTGGGGGTAGCCTTGGCTTGTGGTTGCGGTTGAGAAGCCCAGCCTCCTGAAAAGTCAATCTGTCCGTTTTGGTTAAACGGTAAGCCTGTTTGAATCGTGCCAAGGGTTGCGGTGTTCTTGTCGATCTGTGCCTGAATAGCCTCTCTCTGTTTAGGAGGGGTGTCTTTCTTGGATAAGATTTCTGTAAGTTTGGTGTTTTGTGCCTCAAGCTGACCTACTCGTTTTGCTTCGGCTTCTTGAGCTTTCTGCATGGCGACGGCTTCCGCATTGGTCTTGGCTTGCTGTGCTTGAATATCATTCTGACGCTTAGACTCTGCAAGTTGAGCATAGTTTAAAGCAGTAGACACCTTGTTTTGCTCTTGCTGGATGTTCTGCTGTCTGTAGTTCAAGTTTGTGGTGTTGACGGCGTTTTGCGTGTCGGCTCCTGCACCAAACCCACGCATCAAAGCGTCGGGGTCTGCGATTGCCACTTGATAAGGGTTTTGTATCGCATCACGTCGAAGCTGTGGGCTGTTGTTGTACGCATTTAAGCTTCCCATAATCTGCCCTTGGGCTTGGGGGTTGCCCTGTGCCACGGTGGATTTAGGAGCCTTACCTTGTGGTTGCAAGCCTGCAATAGACTTCCTCAAGTTCTCGTTGCGATTCGTCCAGCCTTCTAAGAACTGCTTTTGTGAGGGGTTTTGAGCAAACTCGTTGTATTTCTGTTGGCGAATGGCAAGGTACTTGTTCGGATCTTGTCCGCTCATCTTAAGGAGTTGTGACGCTCTGCCGACACCCATATTAACTGCGGTATCAAAATGTACCTGTGCAAGGGCTGGGTTTGTCTTGGCTAGCTTGCCTGCTCCGCTTGCGTCCCAATAGTTCTTCTTGTAAATGGCGGTCGCTTCGCCTTCTGTGATGTCCTTAACGTCTTTAGAGGGGAGTTTGTTCGACTTTCTCCATGAATTGTAAGTACCTTGGGTGATGCCTAGGTTTGTGGCTCCCCCCTTGTCGGCTGGGTTGTTAGAATAGCCCCCTTCTGCCTTGCGAACAAAGCCAAGGGCTTGTCTGAATGGGTCGCCTTTGCCTGCTGGGGTAATGGCACTTTGTGGCACGCCTGCTGTATTGACGTTACCCCCTGCTTGGGCTCCTGCCGAAAAGGCTTCCGATGTCTTGCCAAGGGTTGCCATTTTAGAAAGATTGTCGCTTTGTTTGTTTAGGCGGTTTTGAACGTACTGCTCGCTAAGCAATGCCCCTTCTTGAGGGTTGAAGCCTTTGCCTTGCGTTTCGTTTACCATGGCTTGATTACCTAACGCACTACCCACATAGGCAAGGTTTGCCCTCACGTCTTCGGGGCTTGTTCTTATGCCCCCTGTGCCTTCTGTAAGGTCGTAAGGTTGCAAGCCTTGTGCGATTCGTGCTTCATTGGCAAGCATCAAGTTTTCTGCCTGCTGTTGGAGTTCCGCCTGTCTTGCTCGCTCCATAGCGTCCTGCTGTTGTTTGAGCTGGGCTTGGTTGTACTGTTGGAGGTTGTAGCGATTCCCTAACGCCCCCAATCCTGACAAAATGGCTGGCGTTCCTTCGGGGGTTTGATTCACCGCTCCCATAAAGTCACCCACATAACCCATGCCCTGCATGAGCTTTTGTCCGAACGTGGCTTTTTTAGTGGGGTCGTAACTTGCTCCAATAGGCAAGCCAAAAGGGGCGGTCTGCAATCCGTTCCCTGCCACAATCTGATAAACTTGGTTTTGCTGGTTTTGATTCGCACCCATGGTTTTATTTTCCTTGTGCTTGGAGCTGTTGCATCATCGCACGACGAAAAGGGCTGTCATCTTCGGCGGTGGGCTTGTAATACATAGGGGGGGCTTGCTGTTGTAAGCGTTGCTCGTTGCGGTTATTCATGTAGTTTTGGACTAGGGGGACGGCTCCACCAATTAAAGCACCAGCTAAACCGCCTCTTCCAAAACCTTGTAAAGCTCCCATGCCTGCCTGTCGCATAGGGGACATCGGCTGTTGTGCTGTTTGAACATTAGGGCTTGGCACACCGCCCAATACTTGCGTTGGCATCATGACTCCTGAACCTGCTGGCTCGCTAGGCTCGTTTACTTTATCCTTCATCTTTTGAAGCTGTTGTGCAATCATCATAGCTGTTTGGGGATCTATCGCCATTTTAAAAGCTCCTTGTTAAAACATTCCGCCTGTTGAGAATCCTAGCAATTTCTGACCAAAGCTTTTAGGCTTTGCGGATCGGGCGTTATAGGTATTCATAGCATTGCTAAACCTTGAATTTTCCAAGTCTTGCATGGTGCGTAACTGGTTAATGCCTACGCCTGCCCCTGCAATGTTTTGGCTATTTAAGCCTTGTTGCTGGGCTTGTTGCCCTTGTGACATAGCGGTGTAATAGTTGGAAAGGTCGATGTTTGGAGCCATATCGGCACTTAGTGCTTGACCACGATTTAAGAATGCACTACTTTCCACATCTGCTAAATCTTTGGCTCGTTGCCCTGCGAGTTGCTTGGCGAAATAGTTAGCAAAGCCTGCAGATTGACTCATGCCGTTACCGCTGGCGTTTAACATGGCGTTGCCTTCGGCTTGGTCGTAGGCACTGTTGACGGCTCGACGCTGGGGGTCTGCTAAAGCGTTTTGATAGGCTTGAAGCCCTGCTTGTGAAGTGTCAAACGTGCCTGCGGTGTTGGCGGTGTTAAGCATCCCTTGCCGTGCGATACCTTGCACTTGGAGGTCTTGAGGGTCGCTTGTGATGTCTGTTGTAAATTGTCTTTTGCTGGGGTCATAAATGCGTTGGACTTGCGTCTTGCCGTCTTGACGCAAAATTTCCCCTGCTGGGTCTTGGGCTTGTTGTTGTACTGGGGCTTGTTGTCTCCCACCTTTTGATGCCATGATTAGGACTCCTTGATTTCTTCTGTAATCATACCGCTTGGGGCGTTGTCTTTTTCGTAGTCTGACTTGAGATAAGCCAGTATCAAGACATCGCCTCGCTCGGTGTAGCCGTTCCACTCGCCTTTTAGGATGCCTTCCTTTTTGAATCCGACACGTCGGGCAATGACTTCTGCTGGGTTCTTCTTCATGCGTCGCACAAGGGCTTTAAGCTTGTAAAGGTTTAGGTCTCTAAAGACGTAATCGCTCATCATGTGAAGGAAGGTCAAGGCACGGAATCCCTTGCGTTGCTGGGGCAGTAAGACGGCTTGCACTTCAGCGATACTATTAGGGAATAGGTTTAGAATCATCATCCCCACTGGGGCATCATCGACTAAGCCCTTGAATATTTGGATGTTGCCTTTTTGGGCTTGCTCTTCCAAGAAAAGCACACTCAATACGGTGTTGTCCGTCGTGTGGCGTTCAAGGTGTTCAATGCACGCCTTTAGGCACTGGTTCACAAAATTAGCGTCTTGATTAAAGTTAATTGGCACCAGTTTAAGCTGTTCCATGTTAGCCCCTTTTATTGCTTAATGCCTCGTATTCAATATCAATGGAGCGAATCACGATAGGCTCGTTGGCATTGTTGCACGATAGGATGATTTTAATCGCCTTTCCTTTGCCTAGATTTGTAATCGGTGTAAGGCTGGCTCCGCCGTCGTCCCACGTCGCCTCATCCCACTTGGCGGAATCCCATAAGGCACCACCATTTAAAACGATAGACTCAAGCGTGGCGGTGGGTTGTGCGTCAACCAAGACGTACCAGCGGACATTTAAGGTGGCTCGAAATCCCGGGTCGACACCGATAAAAAGTTGTTTGTATCGCTTAAGTTTCATCAAGCCTTCGTGTGCGATCCACTTAGATTCAAACTCGGCATTGTAGGCCGTGCCATTGTTGTTGAACACCGTGCTTTGATGCTGGTAGATGTTTCCTAGTGCGTCGGTGTGGTACAAGTCACGCTTATGAATACACATCGCCGTGGGTTTCCACCCTGTACGCCGTGCATTGGCTCCTGTGGTGATGTCGTAGGTCAAGACAAGGTCGTTTTCGGTGCTTGTGCCTGTGGGTAGTCCGATGATGATATTGTTGTCTTTCGGAACGTACACTAAGGTCGCTTTGTCTAAGGCGGTTTGCGTGTTGAAGTTCACCGTGTTGATGATGTCTTGAATCACATAATTAGGCTGTTCGACGGCGACTTTGCCGAAGTTCTGCGTTACCGTTAATTTGCGTAAACCTTCTTGCGAAAAGAAGTAATGCTCGTTTCCGATACTCACAACGCCGTTGTCGATGACGCATCCCACTTCTTGGGTAATGGGCTTGATTGCAAAAGGTTCTCCACCTGTGGAGCCGAAGGGGGCGTTTCCTTGTAGATAGTAGATACACCGCTCTTTGTAGATGACAAGCATATCATCCGTCAAAGGCACAACGGCTTTAATGGCTCCGCCGTATCCACTCATCACAGTGAAGAAATCGACGGTGCTTGTGGTATTGTCAAAGTTGCCGATTGTTTCAGGGCGTGGGGTATAGATTGTGTCGGGGTTGGATGGGTCGCCCCAGTAAAAGATGCGGTTTCTAAATACGGCGGATCCCTTCGGGCGTGCATCGTTCCATATTGAGCTAGGGTCGCTTATGGTAATATCAGAAGCAGAGGTGCCGTTCCATACCACAGGCTTGTCTACACCATTACACATAACGAGAGAGCTTAACCATTCGCTCGCCGTCCATTTGGCGGTGGTGCTGGCTCCTGTTTTGACTTGGGTCGGCGTGGTGATGCCCTTATAAATCTTGCCGTTGAAGCACGAGATTAACTCACCCTTAAAGCTAAAAATCCCCTGCCCTGCATTTGCTCCAGCGGTGGGGTTGGCAACTGCTGTAAAGCCGTTGACTTTGGTAATACTCCCCAAGTCCACTCTCATATTGTTGATGTTTTCAGCATACATAAAGGAGTCGTCTTCACCTTTAGGGACAAGGTAGGAGCCGATCGTTTTGCGGTTGATCCCTCCGCCAAAATTGGTGTATGTTGCTGTAGGCATTAGTAGTAAGTCCTGAACGTTGCAAGCTCGTAATCTTCTTCTGTCATAATGCAAGGGGGCATTCCTTGATGTCCTCTCATGTTCTTTCTAACCATGCCTAGCATGGCTTGTGCGTCGGCTTGTGCGGTCTGAAACACAGGGTCGTTTTGGTATTTTAAGGCTTCGGCAATAGCGAACATCTGAATCACAAGGTGAAACTGGTCTTGCAATAAAGGGGTGTCGGCGTCTGCTGAAAGCTCGACAAAATCCAAGTTGCCACGCACTGTAAGGGTGTAGCTGTTATCAGGTGTAGGGTATAAATAAAGCCGTTTCTGATAAATGCTACAAACGTTCGGCTCGCCGTAAAGCACTGGGGTTTGGTTTACAAGTCCGTTTCGCTTGTAGTTCACCTCGAACTCAAGCCAAGGCAGGATGCGGTAGGGGGCGTTGTTTCCATTCGCAACCATATTGACCTGCGGATAAGGAATCTCTACATAGTCTTGATTGGCAACCGTTGAAACTGTGGTGGAAGCTTCGGCGTCTTCATTCTTAGGGAATAAGGCAAGCCACACGTAATTATAGGCGTTGTTGACGTGGATTTTAAGACGTGAAATTTGCCTGTTTGGATTTGTGAGTGTGACTAGGCTGTCTGTCGGAACATCTGTCATGGTTCCTACATTTTTGACAAGGGTTAAAAAGTTCATGGTGTCACCTTTAAAAAGAAGCCTCCCCCCTGTAGGGAAGGGAGGCTATTAGAGGAAAGGGGGACTTAGGGCTACTTGCCCTTGATGTAAACTCGGACTGTACCTGTGCCTGTAGTGTTTGTGCCTGAAACTGCGTTAAAGTAAACACCGAAATATTTACCTAAGTTATTGGCGGTTGCCCCTGTTGAGGCTTGCTTGGCAAGTCCACGCATCACAACACCTGTGGCGGTTTGGTTTGCCGTGGCGAATGCGGTAGACGCATCACCCTGCAATACACCTGCACTATTAATGGTCAATACTGGAGCATTTGAGGTGACGGCTGTAATATTAACAGTCGGGGTGGATGTCCCTGCTAGTGCCGTCAAATCGTTTTCAATAACAATAGAATCAAGATCAAAGTCACCTAGGTCGATGACTTGTTTGTCATTGGTGTTTGTGCTTAAAAACGTCAACATCGTATCAGCCGTTAAGGCGGTATACGTTGCGGTGGCGAGTAGTTCGCCCTCTCGCAAGTTTCGTAATGAGGTCATGGAATTAACTCCTAAATTAAATGTTATGGTGTACTAAGGCGTTTAGACTGCCAAGCCTTTAAGGTGGAACAAGGTCTCTTTAGGGCTTTGTACCTTAAAGCCAAGGGCACCACGAATAAAGGTTTGGTCGTAGTTGCCAGATTTGGCTAAAGGATCCGCCTTAAGGAACTCACCTGCTTTTTGCTGGCTAATCATGACTCGTGATTTGTCTAAGATGATTAACTCATCATCAAATAAATCCGTACTCATCATCAAGTTGAAGCCATAATCAGGCGTGAATTCGTAACGTCCCATGTAGTTTGTCATGGTGTTGTTGGACTGCTGGACGCCTCCCCCAACAATACGAGCTTCCTTCAAGGCGTACAAACGCTGGGCTTGGGCTGGTGAGAGAATCAAGTCCAAGTTAGAGTTCATAACACCGTTGTTCATCATTTGAATTGCGATTGTGTCAAGGTCTTTGAAGGTCAAAGCACTGTTACCTTTAAAGGTTGAGTTGCCTTGGTCGTTCGCCCACCACTTTAAGCCCCCCGAAAGGGTTAAAGGCTTGGAGGCTTCACCAGTACCTGAAAAACGTTGTCCGCCAATAAACGCCGTTTGAACTTGCTTCAAGATGACGGCACTTCTTTCCGCAAGTTGACGCTTCAAGGTGGTTTCTTGTGCAACGGAGTTGGCGTTCTGCATACGTTCAGACAAGATGATCGACGCATGAAAATCTTGAATGTAGTTGTACAGTTTGCTTGAGTACTCGGCATGATTACCTGTGATGTCCGATGCTTCGCCGACAGTCGCTGGCAAGAGGCGGACTTCGCTGTTTGCAGGAATAGCAGACAATGCCGTCGTTCCCAAGGCTCCACGAACTACAGTTAGTGAGCTGGTGTTTGTGCTTGGCGTGTTGGCAGTAACCTTCATGATTTCTTCAGCACCAGTACCAACGTTACGCACGATGATGTAAGTCTTCGCTTCGGTGTCGGTAATATACTGCTTTAAGCCGCTGCTTGTACCAGAGTTCACAACAAGCGTCGTGGTGCCAGCACTGGTAATGGCGGTATTCACGGTGTCCTTTTGCCCTTTAAGGGTTTTAGATAACCATTCAAACTTGCCGTCCGTGCTGGTGTTTAAAGCAGATCCGCCAGCATAACGAGAGTACAAGGGGGCTTCAATATCGCCTAAAACCTTTAAGTTTTGGTTTAGGGTCTGCAAAATGACGTTAACGTCTGCGGTCGTTCCTGAAGTAGGCATTTTAAGTGTCCTTTATTGTTGCTATAGGGCGTCTGCGAAATCTTCGAGGCGTCCAGTTGATTTGTACGATGAAAAATCACCCCCACCCATTCCTTTCGGAGCCGTTCCGCCATAACCTTGCGTCGGAGCCACTTGTTTAGGTTTGGGCTGTGCGATGAACGCATCAACCAAGGCTTTCACGACTGGGTCTTTCAACATGGCTTTTGTCACATTCTGAATAACCCTTGGGTCATTTCGAAGTTCAGGCTTGTATCTCTCAATCTCTGCCAAGTAAGCTTTCGCTCCAAACTCCCCTAGGGCTTGTGCTTTGGGGTCTTTGGTGTCTCGAATTAGCTTACCAAGTTCAGGATTAAGCTGTTCCACATTTAAAAATACGGTTTCTTCCAAAGCACTTGCTTGGGCTTCGAAAGCTTGTTGCTGAATAAGTGCCTCTTGCTGTTTCATTTTTTCGTTGATAGGGGCTAGAATCTGTTGAACTCTTGCCTCAATCCGCTGATCAACTGCGACAGGATCCGTAAAATCAAAGTATTCCCCTTCATTATCACTTTGGGGAGGAGCTTGTGGAACATACTGCGGAACTGGTGGAGCATACGCTTGGGGGGCGTATTGCTGTTGGGGATAGGGCTGTGCTGGCTGTTGCTGTTGACGTAAAAGCTCACGAATGGCTGGGTCGTTTAAACTCAACTCTTCCATTAGCTTTTCAGGGTCAATAGGTTCATCAGAAATCGGGGGCTTGGCATCGTCGCTTTTGGGTTCGGTGCTTTCACTTCCTTCTTCTGCTGGGCTTGCACTAGGTGGGGCTTCGTCCTTTGGCGTTTCTGCTGGCGTTTCTTCCGATAGATACGCTTCAAGGTCGAAAGGGGTGTCGTTTTCAAGGCTCATTTAGCAACTTCCTTAAAATCTGTTTAAAGTAACATGTCAATCTCTTGATTGATTGTATTTAACTTAGCATCTAGGGCGTTTAAGTCCTTTAGGGTGTCACGCAAGGCTTTAGCGTACAAAGATTGTGAGGCGAATTGTAAGGCGTGGTCTTGGCTACAAATAGCGTTACCAGTAGGGAGTGATGCTTCGATTCTGTTTTCAAGAAACGTTTCGAAACTCTTCCAATCAGGGTGATTTTTTAAGTCAATCAACTTTTCAAGTTCACGCTTGGTTAATTGGAGCTGTTGGAGGGGTGCTGGCATTGCTCATCATTCCTTGTAATTGGGCTTGTTGTGGCTGAAGGTTCACGTCCACTTGTGCCTTTTGTTCTTCTAACTCAATCTTTAACAGGTTCACGGCAAAGTCATTCTGTAGTTTTTGAGTATCCGTTTGATTCTTCATCTGAACTTGCATCTGCTGGATCTCTAACGCCTTCTTCTGAATGTCGATGTTCAACATGGCGATTTGATTCTGTGTGTCTTGCTGGGCTTGGGCGGTCGCCTGTTCGACTTGGTCGGCTTGTCGGCGTTTCTCGTCGTCTACAAGCAAGGTCTTGGGGTCAAGCCCCATAGCGACAAGGCTTTCTTCTGCCATATTGTCGATGTTGGCATACTTCGCACCAGGTGATTGCAAGAACAAAGGCATGAAGTTTTGGAATGCAAACGCCTTTTTGTCTCGTTGCTGTTGGTTTTCATAGCCAATGATTTTAACATCCAATTCAGACAAGGGCAAAAACTTGGGAAGCTCGGCGATTAGCTCTTCGGGCTTCTTCTCGTACATCAAAAGCTCTTTAGGGTTGTTGGGATCCATAACAGGCATCCCCTGCTTGTCGCTTACTGGCGTTCGGGTGTCCTGTGTGATGCGTGCCATTTGAAGCTGTAGCTCGGGGTCTTGCTCAAGGCGTGTGGTCGTCAAAAGATACGTCCACTCAATCAAGGGCTTTAGAATCTTCTCGTTGATTCGCTTGGCGTGTTGGGTGATGCTGGTGGAAGCGTTTTGCTGTAGGTTGTTTGATTCCGTCGCCGTGCGTTGGATTTGGTCAAGTTGCCCTCGGATACTTCTAGGCATCGTGGCTTCTTCAAACTCATTTTTAAGGCTTTCCACTTCTTGAATCAAGTTCTGCAAAACTTGCGGATTAGAGTCAATGGGTTGAAGGTTGTCGAGCGTGGCGACCTCAATCAACGCACCCGGTCTCGAAATGAACTTGTTGGCATCAAAGATTTGATCGTCCACATACTTAAACATGGCGTTCTGCGTCTTCTTGACGTTATCAAGCCTCATGCTGATGAGTTCGTTGGCGGTGGACTGCACCTTTTGAGCCATAGACGTTAAGCCCCAGCCAAGATTGTTGTGTCCGTCCTGAATAAGGCACGTTTGAATAAAGGGAGCTTTGCCTTGGGGGTAGGTGTTGGCTCCGATGCGGATAAGGTGCTTTTCTTTCGCAACCGTGGCGACGATGTTTCTAAGCGTCTTTCCGCCGTCTGCCTTAAGGCGTACATGATGAATCCACGCCTCTTTTATCTCGATGCCTTCACGATGCTTGTGGCAGTCCTTGCTCGACCAGTCGATCGGCGTAGCGTGGCTGTCATTGTCTTTAGGCTCTAGCTTGTCAAGGTTGATGTAAGGGCTATCTTCCCCTAGTTGTTCATGCGTGGCGATTAAGTCTTCATAGAACATCCACAACCGCTGGATGCGTGTGCTTTTGTTGACGTCTCCCACTATCGGGTAAAACAGAAAATCGTCCATGTTGATATTTTCATAGTGGACGTTGTTTGTGCTTTCGTCTTTTAACCAAGACACCTTTAAGACGCAATGACCAAAACCGAGATCGTGAATCGCTTGGGTTAATGCAAAGTAAATATCAGCTTGTTCTACCTTCACATTGAGGAAGGTCTGCATTGCATCGCATCCTTTGGTGTCGTCGTCTGACACTGGCTTTAAATTAAAGCGTTCGATGTCATACGCCCACATTTGGGAGATAAGGAAAGACTTCCACGACTCAATGGCGGTGTACGTCCAAGGCAAGGCAACAGAGGAGCGAAACACTTTACGGCGGTTTTCCTCGTCTTTGACTTTGGCTTTGTAGGCATCTTTAGCCAAGTCCCACTTTTCCTTGTAGGGTTCTCTTTCCTTCTTGCCCTTGTCCCACTGTGTTGCAATGTAAGACACCAGCTCTTTGCGTTGGTCTTCTGTGAGTTCTAAATCTTGCGTTGTGGGTGCGTTGCTAATGAGTTCCATTTAAGCCTCCAGTATTGCTAAAACGGCTTGCTTCAATGCGTTAATTTGTGCGT